TGACAGCTTTATTTTTTAATGGCAAAATGGGGTGAATGAATAGAAAAAGGGGTGGAAACGTGACACGAACGGTTGAAGATTATGAGTACGCGATTGAGAGAGCGATTGGTTTTGGCGATGTGGATTCGTTGCGAGATGGGCTGAAGATGTGCTATGCGTTGGAGAGGTTGGATGCGGTTTCGGTGAGAGGTGGAAGTGCGGATAGTGTGGCGAGTAGCGATGGTGAGGAGGTATTTGATGATGCTCACTTTCACCTCGCACACGGACTCGCGCGCCGAATCCGCGCCTCCGCGAACGCACTGGTCAGGCGAGGCGGTGGAGGAGAGGCACTCAACCTTTACTATGACTGCCATCTGTTCGATGCTCCGTATGTGTTTGATTCGTTCTGTATCTATCTGGAGCGTGATCGTCTGCCAGAAAAGAAATTCTACATGCCGAGGCGCAAACAGCTGCTGCCGCTGACGGAAGCACTGCAAGATCTGGAAGATGGGAAGCTGTACATTCTTGGTATCTCGATGCCTCCAGGAGTTGGCAAGACCACTCTGGCTGAGTTCTTTCTGGCTTGGACGTGTGGGAGACACTCAGAGCTTTCGAATCTGATTGGTTCACACAGCTATCCTTTTGTGGACGGTATGTACAGTGAAATGCTGAGAATCTTCGACCCGATTGGCGAGTATCGGTGGGGAGATGTTTTCCCTGGTTTGAGCGTGACGAACAAATCCGCGAGAATGCGTATGATTGACATTGGTACATCGCGCACTGTTGGAAAAAGGTTCATGACATTGGAGTTCGGTACACTGGGATCTTCACTGGCTGGTCGTGTGCGCGCGCAGAATCTGCTCTACTGTGATGACCTGGTTGACGGCATCGAGGCTGCATTGAGCCGGGATCGCATGGACAAACTTTGGCAGCAGTATTACACGGACCTTCGGCAGAGGAAGATTGGCGATCGGTGCAAGGAGCTTCACATTGCTACTCGTTGGTCCATTCATGATGTCATTGGGCGGTTGGAGCAGGAGTATGAAGGGGATCCATACGCACGGTTTATCACATGTCCTGCGCTCGATGAGGAAGACAAGAGCAACTTTGACTATCCTTATGGCCTTGGGTATACTACGGAGAAACTGCACGAACAGCGTGACATCATGGACGATGCCTCATGGAAAGCACTGTTCATGAATCAGCCCATAGAAAGAGACGGTCAACTGTACGATCCAGAGGAACTGCGCCGGTATTCCGCTCTTCCTGAACAGGAACCGGATGCGATTGTTGCGGTGTGCGATACCAAGGAACAGGGCAGTGACTATCTGGTTATGCCGATTGCGTATCAGTACGGTCAGGATTTCTACATTGAGGACTGGATTTGTGATAACGGCAAGGTGGAGAACCTGATCTATCGGGTGGCGAAGAAACTGGTTGATCATGGTGTGCAGTTGTGCCGCATTGAGTCCAACCGAGGTGGCACACTGTTTGCCGAAGATGTGCAAAAGAAGCTGAACGAACTGGAAGGGTTCACGCACATCACGACCAAATGGACGCAGAGCAACAAGGAGACGCGCATCGAGGTGTCTTCGGCCTGGGTAAAATCGCACTGCCTCTTCAAATATGACAGTGAGCTTACCAAGGACAAGGAGTATCGCACTGCCGTGAATCTGCTTTGCTCATACTCCATGATGGGCAAAAACAAACATGATGACGTACCGGATGCCATGAGCATGCTCGCCAACTTCGCCACTGGGTCATCCATGAACCGCGTAACACTTGTAAAACGTAGATTTTAAGGGTGGTGTCAAGTAAAAACACTTGACACATATGCATTAGTGTGGTAGAATGGAATCTGGATAGAAGCAACGTGAGAACGCTTTTTCATGTTCATGCCAATATCCTCCTTTCACATGGCACGGTCGCTGGTCATTGGTCAGGTTTTTTGCTGTATTTTTCCCCTGATACGGTGATCCACCATGGTAAGCGGCGCGGTGAAAATCCTGCACAATTTGATATTGGAGTAATGAGATATGCCTAAAGAGGTTCTGGATGCCGTGATTGCCATCGTGCGGACCGGCAAAGAGGCCATCGTCAAAAAAGAGCATGGTCGCTGGGTTGTGATCGAGAATGGTAGACGGATGGTCTACAAAGAACAATAAAGAACCTCGTAGTAATTAGGCTGCGAGAAGAGTCAATTAGGACTGAGTTATTCGGGTAACCGAGTAACTTGGTCCTTTTTCGTTTATCTGGGGGCTTGAAATGGCAAACGTGCCTGCACAAGAAAATAAAAACGATGTCATTCGCAATGATTTGTTTGGGCGGTTGGACATTTATGCGACCGAAGAAAACATCACGAGAGACAACGTGGTTTCAGAGCTTAATTCTGCGCTTGTTTATCACGTTCGGAACATGCTGGAAGAGGAGTTTCTGTACTGGTATCGGCGAGGGGTGCAGCCCATTCTCAGCCGAAAGAAGGAAGTTCGCGAGGACATTCTGAACAAGGTGCAGGAAAACCATGCGGCAGAGATCGTAGACTTCAAAAACGGCTATTTTCTGACGCAGCCTGCGTTTTATGTGGGAAGACGCAAGGGTATTCAGAGCAAGCTGAAGAAGCTGAACGAGTATTTGTATCTTTCCGGTAAGAATGACGCGGATAACAAGATCGCTGACTGGTTTCATACGGTTGGCAAGGGTGTCTGCTATGTGGAGCCGCAGAAAGATAACGATGTACCGTTCAAAGCGTATGCGCTGGACCCACGGTCTGCTTTTGTAGTGTATTCTCTGCGCCCGGGAAATAAGCCGGTTATGGGCGTGAATCTGGTTACGGCTGATGGAAAAGCACAGTTTGATGTCTTCACGGAGAAGCTGGTTTTCCACCTTCATGGTGTTGTGACCGGGCAGATGATGACCACCGAGAAGAATCATGACTTCCTGTTTACGGCAACGGATGTTGACAGTGTGGAGCCGAATGTGTTGGGCAGAATTCCGATTATTGAGTATCGGTACAACAGCACTAACCAGGGGAGCTTTGAGGCATGTATTCCCCTTCTTGATGAGATCAACAATATTGTCTCAAATAGCTGTGACGGCATTGAGCAGTTCATTCAGTCTCTTGCAGTGGCGGTGAACTGTGAGTTTCCAGAGGATACCACACTCACGGATATTCGTAAGGCCGGCATGATTGCGCTTCGGTCTGTAGGAGAAAACAAAGCCGAGTTCAAGATCCTCAGTGAGCAGTTGGACCAGACGCAGACGAAGGTTTTGCTTGAGAGACTGTATGACCAGGTTTTGCGGATTGCGGCAATGCCGAGCCGCTCCAATGGCAGCACAACCTATGACACGACCGGAGCCGCTGTACTGGCGAACTTTGGTTGGTATCAGGCAGATGCTGCTGCGCGCAACACTACCGACCTTTTCAAGGAGAGCAATCGTCAGTTTGACGCGATCATGACTGATATTCTGCGGCGCAAAGGATTGCTCGATATCGAGTATACAGACTTTGAACTGGACTTTGTGCGTAACGAGACTGCGAATGTTCAGGCGAAAGCACAGGCATTCCAGACGTTGATGTCCGCTGGCTTCCATCCTGAGTTAGCCGCTGCCAAATCCGGTATTTCCAATGACCCGGTCAAGGACATGAAGATGTCTGAGAAGTGGCTGAAGATGACCTGGGGAGATCCTGACGAAAAGGCCAAGGAAGAGCAACAGGCAGATGAGTCCGGGGACCTCAATGCGGAGGAAAAGGCATCGGAGGGAGAGGCCACAATCATCGAGGATGACGCGGATAACGGTGAGAATGAAACTGGTGGTGCTGTATGACCACAATGCCGTTCGATGAACTGAATGCGTTCAAAGAACAGCTTCCAATGCACTTTAATGAAGAAGGGCATATCCGCTCAGAGGAAGACGAAGAGGACATCATAGACGAGCTTCTCGACCTCTTCCTCCTAGCCTATGCCAACGGCAATGAATACATCAATCAGCAGTTTGGCACGGCTTATTTTCCAGAGGTGGACAAAGTCATGCTGACGATTGATCGAAAGATTGCCGGCAAGACATGGCGTGACCGCGTTCATGAGTATTTTCAAAACGGTGGAACAATCGGTGACATTATTCGTATTGCCGAGACGGAAACGCATAGAGACAGCAACGAGGCGGCTTATGAGTCTGCGAAAAATGCTGGTGCTACACAAAAGGTCTGGCATTGCTCGATGCTCCCGACTTCGCGCGATTCGCACGTTTATCTGGATGGTGTATCCGCTCCGATTGACGGAGAGTTTTACAGCTTCCGAGGAGGAAGCACGAAATTTCCTGGGCAATGGGGAATTGCCGAGGAAGATGTTAACTGCTTGTGCTGGCTAACTTACTCTAAGTGAGCTTTCACATAAAAGCGGAGTGAACCGCTTAACAAACGCAACAAAGTCATGACAAGACTTTAAAACGGAAAACACAGTGCAGTGACGCACTCTAAAAAACGCAAAGGAGAAGAGACATGGCGAAAATCGATGTCAGTAAGATTACTGGTTATGCGGAGATGTCCGCAGAGGACAAGCTGAAAGCCCTGGAGGAGTATGAATTTGATATTCCGAAGGATAACAGCGATGAAATCAAGAATCTCAAGGAATCTCTCAGCAAAGCAAACTCTCAGGCAGCGGAATGGAAAAGGCAGTTCCGTGAAAAGCAGACGGAACAGGAGCGAGCCGAGGCCGAGAGAGCAGAGAGAGAAAAGGCAGTTGCAGAGGAACTGCAATCACTCCGAAGAGACAAGGCAGTAAGCGGATATGTCGCGCAGTGTCTCGCTCTTGGATATACAAACGATTTGGCAAAGAAAGCTGCTGAAGCGATGGCAGATGGAAACACTGCTGAAATCTTCGCCTGTCAGCAGGAATTTCTGGTGGAGAAGCAGAAAGAGCTTGAGGCGGCTGCGCTGAACAAGCAACCGACCATCACTGCTGGTTCTCCTCCAACAGCGAAAGTTGCCGAAGCTGATGCGTATAACAAAATGCGCGTGGCTTGGGGACTTGCGCCAATTAAAAACAAGTAAAGGAGAAATTAAACAATGGCAACTACTGTTCAGCCCCCTGTTGTTAACAGCATTGGTCTTGCATCCACTTATCTTCCGATTCTGGATGAGATCTATCAGGCAGAATCCAAGTCTGCAATTCTCGATACCGCACAGGATCGTGTTTATTACGATCCGAAAGCTCATACGTTCAATCTGTTTGAGATTGATATGGTTGGCAATGCCAACTACTCCCGTAATGACGGATTTGTCCGTGGCGATGTGACCTCTCAGTGGAGATCTTACGCTCCTCAGTGGGATCGAGGCCGTCAGTTCGTTGTGGACAGAATGGACAACGAAGAAGCAATGGGCATGGTGTTCCCGGCTCTTGGTTCTGAGTATCTTCGCACGAAGGTTGTTCCTGAGACGGATGCACTCAGATTCGCCACCTATGCTGGTGCTGCTTTGGGTACTATGACCGCAACTGAAACGATTGCCACTGGTGCGGCTGCTGTTGCAGCTATCGACCTTGGTACTGAGAAGCTGGACGATGCCGAGGTCCCGTATGAGGGCCGTCTCCTTTTCATGAATCCGACAATGTACCGCTTCCTCAAGGGTGGCATCACTCGTTACACCATGAATGGCGAGGATGGTATCGACTACAATGTCGAGATGTATAACGATATGCGTGTCATCACCGTTCCGTCTCGCAGATTCAACACTGCTGTGACGCTCGCCAATCCCACTGCCCATAATGATGCTGGCGGCTACACTGTGACTGGTCAGACCATCAACTTCATGATCATCCATCCGTCTGCCATTATGCAGGCCAACTGCTTCACTGAGCCTCGCATCTTCAGTCCTGGCGTATGGCAGCAGAGCCAGGGTTGGGCTTGGGACTTCCGTCAGTATCACGGTGCCTGGGTCAAGAACCAGAAGAAGAACGGCATCTACCTCAACAAACCCTCTTCTACCTGATATGGGGACCAGGGTTAATCCTGACGGCAGCATTACCGTGGGAATCATCCCCGAAGAGGGTGAGGTAAAATCTTCACCCTCTCTCCCCACGGAGAAGAAAGAGACTGCTGTTGACGAAGTGAAGCCGAAGAGGGGACGCAAGCCGAAACAGGCATAAGAAGGGACTGGTACTGCACAATGACTGATGCTGAGAAACTGAATACCATCAAAGCTCTGCTTTCAGACAATGGAGCAGTGCCTGACGATGATTTGCTGAACAAATATCTGGCTATATCCGGTCAGGAGATCCTCAACTGGAAGTATCATCTGGTTGGCGGTGTTCCTGACACAGAGGTATCTGTGCCGATGAAGGATGAGGTCACACAGATTTATGCGGTGGTAGCCGGTTATACGCATGCTGGTGCTGAAGGGCAGATGGTGCATAACGAAAACGGAATTAACCGCACGTTTAAATACGGTGACATGCTCCAGTATATTCACGAAAATGTTCTTCCGTATGTAAGGGTGGGAGCGGTGCAATGAGAACACTCCAGAGGAACCGCCAACCCATCTGGTATGCGTTGTACATGGGCTTAATCGATGCGGTGGATCGGGAAGGGCATAAGACGGGTGAGAAGATTACAGGCTATTCTATGCCCGTTAAAACCTTTATGAACGTGTCTGCCGGTAGAGGCCATGCTGATGTGGAGATCTTCGGTATTGAGAATCCATTCACGCGTACTGCTGTGACGGAAGACATGGAAACCGATTTCCAAACAAGCACAATCTTCTGGTTTGGTAAAGAGCCGAGTGAAACAGTGACGGATTACAACTACATCTGCACCGGAGTGGCAACCACCATTAATGGAAGGGTTATTGCTCTGAAAGAGGTGGAGGTGTCCGATGCCGAAGATATCGGTTGAACTGAGTTCGTTCGGAGCAAATTACGCCAGACTGGAACTGAAGAACTATGTTCGTCAGCATCAGCGCAAGGTTGATGAATTGATGCGCCGGTTGGAAGAGATCGGTCTTCGTGATGCAACAGTTCGGTTTCAGCATGGTGTCCACGATGGGAACCAGATGCCTGATGTACGAGTGGATCGCATCGAGAATGGTTTCAAGATTGTTGCCGAAGGTGAAGACGTGTGCTTCATCGAGTTTGGAGCCGGTGATGCCGCTGGTAGTCATCCTGACAAGGACAAAGTGTCTATTGAGACTTATCCTGGATCAT